GCCTGAGGGCATCGGAGTCGTGTTCCACCGTAAACTGAGGAAACACCGCCATGAGAAGATTTGAGATCACCATAGCCGCCTGCCTGCTGATGGCCGCCGCCCTGCCATTCCCGGAGGTGTTTGCCGTGTCAAATGACTCGCCGACGTATACACATTTCGTGTATCTGCTTGGCCACGCGGGAGTTATGCACTGGCTCATCAACGCCTGGACGCTGCTTGTAATTCATAATCTTTTGCGCTGGTACAGGCTGATTGCAGCCTATCTGTGGACTGTCGGCATATCGTATGTGCTCCTGCCTGATCAGCCGATGGTGGGCCTGTCCGTCTTCAACTGCTTCTTCATAGGCTTTGCAGCGCCCTGTCTGTGGAGGAAGGACAGGCTGGCAGTGGTGCTGACCGCCGGGCTGTTGCTGCTGACCTGCGTGATATCAGGTTTTGCGGGAGTGCAGCATGTGGTATCGTTTGCAGCCGGTGTGATATTCTTCTTTGGAGAGAGGTGTGCTAAATGGGTGAAGGAAGGGTTAAATGGGTAGTATGGTAAAGACGGCGACAATAAGGAAGCGGGCGACAATGTCGGACAGCAAGATCAAGACAATGCTGCTGGAGAACCTGAAAAGGATGCGGGTGCTCTTCACCAGATACAATCCCATCACGGGAAAGAACGCCCCAGGCAGGCGCGTGAGGGTGGTGCTGAAGGACTACCTCGGAGGACAGGAACTCTTTGTGCCGATCGAGATGTTCCGCAGCCGTTTTTTCAGGGTGCTGGTAAACTGCGGAAGCATTGAAGGCTATATACAGAGCAAATGCCGCCAGCAGAGTCCTGAGAAGATGCGAAAGGCAGTGATCCGCCGCCTTACACGCCTGAGGTGCAAGCACGACTTCTATTTCTTCGCAGGCGCGTACGCACGTATAAAGAATAAGGAGGGAGGAGAGGACATCCCTTTCTACCTCAGGCCAGCCCAGATAAAACTGGCCAAGGTGTTTGAGAAGTTGCGTCTGGAGGGAAAACCCATCTTCGTGATCCTGCTGAAATGCCGACAATGGGGTGGATCCACGCTGACAGACATCTACATGGTATGGATCATGCTGTTCTGGAAGACCCACTGGAACGCCAATATCGTGGGTCACCAGAGCACATCGTCTACCAATGTGTTTAACATGTTTGAAAGGCTTGTCAACGCCCTGCCGCTGTGGCTGTTCTTCCAGACTGGAGAGCAGTACCCGGAGGATGTGCGCAAGATCAAGAACGATGCGAAGAATCCGAACATCAAGTACCTCGTACCGCGCAGTTGCCAGATACAGACGGGCAGCGCCCTCAACCCTGAATCGGCACGATCGAGCGATGTGGCCATGGCCCACATCACCGAGGAGGCTTTCTTCCCGAACACGGAGAAGTGGACGCCTGCACAGGTGGTGAAGTCAGTGGTCTCGCCGATACGTCACGACCCATTGAACTTCGTGGTGCGCGAGTCGACGCCCAACGGCATGGAGAACGAGTACCACGACGAGTGGGTGCGCGCCAACTCCAAGGATGATGAGGGCAAGCCGCTGTCATCATATACACCGGTGTTCGTGGCATGGTTTGAGATAGAGGACTACGTGAAGCCATTCGCCAGCGAGGACGAGCGTAGCGACTTCGTCATCTGGCTGTGGCAGCACCGCAAGGACGAGACAGGCAACGGTGCGTACTTCTGGCACCTGTTTGAGATCGGCGCCTCGCTGGAGGGCATCAACTGGTATATCGAGAAACTGAAGGACTATTCCTGCCTGGAGGACATGCAGCAGGAATACCCCAGCGATGCCGTCGAGGCGTTCAAGTATTCTGGCAAGGCCGTGTTCGACATCTACAAGGTGGAGAAACTGCGCGAGGACTGCGCCCAGCCCATCTTCATCGGCGACATCGAGGGTGATTCCTTCGATCCGACACGCGAGGCCGTGCTGACAGACGGCGACACGCGCCGAAAGTACGAGAAGTACGCCTGCATGCAGAACCTCCGTCTGGTGGAGAGCGCCGGAGGCTTCTTAAGGATCTGGGACATGCCGGACTACTCTGAGTGGGTGAAGCGCCGCTACCTGGTGAGCGTCGATATTGGAGGCAGCCACCGCTCAAGCGACTGGAGCGACATCGTGGTGTTCGACCGCTACGACGAGATGTACGGTGGCGTACCGGCAGTGGTGGCAGAGTGGCACGGCCACTGCAATCCAGACCAACTGGCGATGAAGTGCGCGCAGATAGCACATTTCTACCAGGACGCCTTCCTTGTAGTTGAGAGCAACACCGCCTATTCGAAGATGAACGACACCGACGGCGACGTATCGGAACTCTTCTTCCCGATCCTGGTTCCGCTGTACGACAACCTCTACAACAGCAGCCACTCCAAGAAACTGAAGCGCAAGCAGAAGGAACTGATGTGGGGATTCTGGATGAGCGGGGGCATGAAGGACGCCATCATCATGAACCTCGTTGCCGTGATCCGCGACAGGAAATACATGGAGCGCGAGGAGGAGGCACTGAACGAATATTCGTATTACATGCACTTCCCCAACGGGAAGTACGGCAACACGCCCGGCAAGCATGACGACCGCGTGATGGCCAGGGCCATCGGTCTGTACGTGGATACGGAGATGGACGCACCCGTCATCGTGCAGGTGAAGACGGCGGAGGAGTTGGCACAGGAGAAACTGAGGAGGATGAAGCCTAAGGCCCCGGAACTGGTGGGAGTTTGAATAATGGGTTTAATGGGATTAATGGGTTTAATGAAATAATAGAAATTATGAAGATCAAGGAAAGATTGACTGACGCGCTGCTGGTGGTGTATGAGCCGGTGGCGGTCAGGCTGGAGAAGATGAAAGCCGCAAGGATGTGGCGCGACGGTGTGAGGCAGTGCGAGAAGATGTACAAGGAACTGGGAAGCCCCAGGGTGTACCTCTTCTTCGACGCGAACCACATGGTGTGGAGTCCGATGACCTACGAACCCAACAAGCAGTATAAGCCAGCGCTGAGGCAACTGCGCGTGATGGGTAAGATGCACGGGTCTGAGAAGGTCAGGAACGTGAGTGACATGAAACGCTACAGTTACTATTACACCCCATCGAAATGGGGTGCATTGGGCTGTGACGAAGACAACAAGGTGCGCGCCCTGAAACTCCAGCAATGGATCACCTACTACATGGCCAGGCTGTCGGAACCTATGCGGAAGATCCGGGACTACCGACAACGGAAGGCATCGAGGAGTCCTCAGGAGCGTTGAGACGGCTGGAGCCGTTGTCGCGCTGCTGCACGCCTGGCGTCTGACCCGTCGGAACCTGCCCTGCGGCTGCCTGCCGCTGTGCCAACAGCATCTTCTGCTGCCGGTGCTCCAGCACCATGCGCTTAAGCCGTGCCGTGTCGCCGAAGTCGGCAGAATCGAGCATCTGGTCTGAGGATATCTCGTCGCGCAGATAGAACTGGTAGGCCAGTTCCTGAAGATTCTCACGGATGACAGACGAGTTGGCATCCAGCGTCATGGCCAGGTCGCACTCGATGTCGCCCATCGTATCGGGATCGTAGAAGCGCCAGAAGTCCTCGCCCGTGATCTGTATGGAACGGCGTGAGGTGTAGAACGCCTGCATCGTCCACAGTTGCTTCTTGGCCAGGCGCAGCAGGAAGTTGTTGAACGAGGCCACATAGTCGGTGACACCAGTAGCGCTGGACTGCTGTTCCGCGAGATACCGCTTTGCGCTGGTTCCTGCCGCCGGAGTAGCACCTTGAAGTGCAGGCTGCACGTTAGACTGCGTCTGTAGCAGTTCGCGGTCGCGCTGCATGATCATCTCCAGACCTGCAGGCAGGCTCTTGTTCTGGATCTGCTGAGGTATCTGTCCGCCGTTCTTCGACGTATAGAGGATGTATCCGTCCACCTTTACATACTGATCCATGATATCCTCCAGACCCATCACATCGGAAAGAGACTCCTCATCAATGGCCAACACACCCTTCGACGAATTCATGATGATGAAATCGATAAGGATGTTGTCGTGGTTGTACTGCCGCTGCTTGTCGATGATACGGTCTTCGAAGGAGCGGATCTCGCCCTGTAGGCACGGATATGCCAGGAACACATACGGATGGTAGGTGAAGGAATAGCCGTCGCGCACGACACGGTAAGGCGACACACCCTCGTCCAGCAGATAGCCGTTTGGTGAGAGGAAGCGGTAGTACCAAAGTTCCTCG